TCTGCTTGTAGGCACTGCCCCCACATCACTTGCTGATATCGTAATATCGCTAGTCAACGCTTTATTATTTACTTTCCTGCTTGTAGGCACTGCCCCCACATCACTTGCTGATAGTATGACTTCCCCAATCTTACCATTAACACTTTTGACTTTGCCTGCGTGTTGTAGAACATATAATATCTGTTCTGTCAAGGGCTTCCCCTTTAATTCGGCAGGTAATGTCTCATCGTTTATATCTCCTATTTGAGATAATGATAGAACTATCCCATCTTCAATATTATTCATATTAGCAGCTATTATAGGGGTGCCCTCTTCTATAATAGTGCCTTCAGATGGTATGAGAGTAATAGTCCCGTCAGGATTTTCAATCTTCTCGTAGGTCCTCGGTCTTTCTACTTCTCTGTTTTTCCATACTGTTCTTACATACGCCATTTATATCACCTTCCTTTTTAATAGACTTTTACTGCTTCTTTAGGAGACCTAAAATTCGTAGTATGATAGACATCATACCCACAAGCTATCCTTCTTCTATGTGAAGTTTTCTGAAAAACGGTTTCTATAGAGGTAGTCGGCGAATATATTCTTTCATATGCTGTGCCTTCTAGATGCTTATAATCTCCTATAACAGGTATAATCTCTACTTTAGGTGAAGTAGTTTGTGCATGATATATTGCCCCTCCGCCTCTTAGCCACATAATAATAGTATTTGTATCTAGAGAGGCAACTTCAATATTTGCAATTACATTTGTATATGTTTGACCAAGCAAAATGTCCATATAGTATAATAACCCACCCCAACCCTGCAAAAATGTTTCAATTTTTACATCTAATCCGCCTTTATGGGTTTCAGTGTTCCAAGGGGGAGCAGCTTCATTATAATTTCTATATACATAAAGTAATTGCCCACCGAAGAAATTAGAGCCAGTTACACCTTTAAAAACTACTGGATAATAGGTGTCCGCATTTCCTTCTACCCAAAAATCATGTCTATATGTTACAGTTAAATCAGCAATTCCCTTATTCCCCACTGTATCTGCATTACCACCATTTGCAGGAAGAGATGTTGGTAAATCATTACTAGTAATATATCCTACATCATTTTCTAATTGTGATATTTTGGTAGGTTGTTCACCTTTTATTTTTTCCTCTTGACTCTTCTCCCAAATATAATCGCTCAACTAAACCACCACCTCTCCACATGTATAAGCACCACAGTATTTGAAGTTAGCAGTATTACCATTATAGTGATTATATAGAAGGCTTATATTATTTTCCAATCTATTAGCATCTACAAAGCTGAAGCCCCTCTCGTATACCCATTCTGTAAACGGTTCAATCCATCCCTTTGGTTTGTACCTAGTACCTAGCATCTTTATATTGCCTTCTATCCTGTTCAGTGTGTCGGCGAATGGGAAGTCCTCAAGCTCACCATCCACTATCTCAGGATAGAAACTATATAGACCAACTAATTCGACAAGTACTGATATATTGTTCTCAACTCTAGCTAGGTCTTCAAAGTGATAATAATCGTTACTATTCCAATTAGTCTTTGTAGGTAACCAGCCCATACTATATGCCCCCTCTTGTCTCTGTTCTCCCAGATAAGTATGAAGCGTACTCAAAGGTCTGTTTCAATATTCTAGATTGTTTTTTAGCACCGTAGCTATCTTCTATTAATACAATGTCTCCGCACTCTAACGCTGGATTTTGTCTCCAGTTTACCTCATATAGTGCCCTAAGCGACCTTTCCCTCAATATCCATTTAGCTATGTCTAGCGCGTGCGACTCTGATATTATTAGCGGATTTTCATGCTTCACTGTAACACCATTTTTAACCTTAGTATCTTTAAGTGTGTATGTGGTCTTTACACCTGTTTCGAAGTTTTGTACAACCATCATCACAGCGCCGACTTGTTGGTCTAGCTTAATCTGAGGTTCGGCATATACGTTTTTGAACGTGATATTTTTCATATCATATCCTTGGTCAACGGCTGGGTACGTGCTATCACCTGCGTAAACACCAGGTCCAGTGTACAGTGCGTATTTTGTCCCAGCGTCCAATGTCCTAAACTGTTGTATCTCTACAATACCATCTCTGTTCTGTTTAACAATAGCTTTACCAGCCATCCCAATGAAGTACAATGCCTTTCTGGAGTCTATCAACTCATAAAAGCCATGTGTAGCTATTTCCCGTAGTTTCTCATCTATGATGAATTCCGTCACACCAGCCTTGGTCAATACATCTACGGCAAGGTCATATAGGTTTGTTGCGCCATACCCAATATACATTATATCCTCTAGTATATCAAATACACTGAAAGCTGTAAATGTTGTAGTTAATGCACCTTCATCACTCTTCCACTCTTTAAGGTAGAACTTACCCATATTGATGGTCTCATAGTTATTAGGCTCAACTTCTAATGATAGCGTAGCCCATACTTCCTGTCTCTCCATTAGGAACCTGTAATGCCCTTCAGGGTTCAGTATATTGTATATCCTATCCGAGTTATCTACAGTAAATTTAAGCTCGTTTGTCGGTAATGAATCACCTGTAACATTTATCTCTTCTGTAACTGAATAACTTATTAAATCACTATTCCCAAATGTCTGTGCTACACCAAAGTCTATTGCTGTTACCTTAGCTCTACGTAATGGATGCGACCATTTTAATATCTGTACTATTATCAAGTAGTAATTATCCAGACTATCTTCCAGCACATACGTAGCGTTCTTATTATCTACAACATGTTTTACCACAATTGGGCTGTAGTTATTATCAAATACTTGTATAACGAAGTCGGTAGCATATTCGTTTGTAAGGCTACTAAATGTTAAGGTAAGTCCAGCACTATTATGCCCCTCAGTGAATATGACTGCAAACCCAACAGGAGTAGCGAATGTTTTATCAGAATTACACAGGTCTCTGCTCCACCAGCCAACCTTAGACTTACCCTCATCAACCCTAGGTGGTATTACAAACGAGCCATCCAGCTTAAAGTAATCTTTCTCAAATGAAGCGTATTTGTGTGACATTACTCTACGCTTATCTATTAGCTGATTAATTCTACTTATTGATGCCTCATCATTATCCGTAAGACCATTCAACGTCGCATCGTGATAAGCATTAACATCCAGGAGCTCGAACCGTACTTCACCCTTAAAATGGCGGGCGCTATCTTGCGTATATATTTTATTTTTATACTTATCACTTACTTCTAACATAGCGCACCTACCTTTCTATCAGGTTAAATGTGACGTCTTTCCAATACCATCCCATATGGGTTCTGAACCTGCGCCTGCGTATAGGACCAGAATAAACCGTAGCTGTCTTTATAATCCCATTATCTGGGTACTCAAATGTAAAGAATACCTCAGAAGAGTCGATAATATTTAGAATGGTATCTAATTCGTCCCCAGATAATACAGGATAGGTGAGAAGAAACTTTCGCTTCTTCGCCACCAATTCCATAATCATATCACCTTCGGCATTACGGTCAGCTTTGGTAATATTATAGTGCTCTATATCAAATTCAGGAGGTGTCTTTATTAAAGTTCCGTTTAGCTTATACATTAAACACCCCTCCTCTGGTTTTCAATCTGTCTTATTTCATACATCTTTCTTTCTAGTTCTCTTATACCCCTATCATCAGCGATTAAAGTATTTACATAGATTGGCGTTACAGGAGTGCTTTCTATAGGCTGCGCGTAGGATATTGCTTCGGCCAGTAAGTTTCGCATCATATCTATCGGTTCACCACCGAATATTGCTTGTCGCACCTTTGCCATAGCACTTGGGTTTTCTACAGGTAATATTGTTTCCATCTTATTGCCCTCACTGAACCTAGCAATGTGTTCCTTCTTGAAGGTACCACCTTTAGCGTGACCAATAGTAACTGGGTCCATACTATACAGTTTTGCGCCACCGCCACCCCTACTAGTTGAACGGGTAGATGCTATGCTGCTTCTAACATTACTTTCTTCATCCTTGGCTTCCTTCTTCCAGAACTTCAGGTCATCAAAGAAATCTTTTAATTTCCTCCACATTTTATCGAACCATTCTGTTACATCATCGTAGATATCTCTTGCCCAGCCTGAGAATCCTTTCTTAGAGTTCCGCCACCATGTGTCAAAGCTTGTTTCTGTTTCTCTCCACCAGTCTGAGAACTTACCCTTTGTATCTGAGTACCATTCAGATACACTAGTGAAGGTATTCTTCTTCCATTCATTGAAACCAACCTTAGTATCCTCCCACCAATCGCTTAATTTGGTATGTGTCTCAGACGCCCAGTTACAGACCTTATCGAAAGTATCTTCCTTCCACTCTTTAAACCTAGCACCAGTATCATCCTTCCAATCTGTGAAGCCTTTCAATGTATCGGATGACCACCCAGTGAGTGATTCAATAGTATCAACTACCCAGGTACCAATATCTGTAAGTTTAGTATTTAAACCTTCTTTCCATACCTCACCAGTCTCATTCTTCCAATCTACAAAACCGTCCTTAGTGTCTTTCCACCAGTCTTCTAGCTTAGTCTTGGTTTCATTATACCAATTAGAAATCTCGGTGCCAGTTTTATTATGCCAGTCCACGAAACCTTTCTTAGTATCTTTCCACCAGTCTCCGAGGCCTTTCTTAGTATCTTTCCGCCAATTACCTATATTAGTTGCAGTACTATCCTTCCATTCTACAATGGGTGCAACGGTTTTATTCTTCCAGTCTACAAAACCGTTCTTAGTGTCTTCCCACCAGCCATCAAATGTAGCCTTTGACTCATTGTACCAGTTAGTAACGTGTTCCCAGAATGATGGGAGCAATCCACCAATTACACCATCAAGAGCAGCGCCTAATGCCGCACCCATTGGACCACCAACCATGAGTCCTATAAGAGTACCTATTGAAGCACCAACGGTTGCACCTCGACCTGCATCCGATTCGAACGCTTTCTTTAAGTCTTCCCAGAAGCGATTAACCACATCACCTAAGCCTCCACCTATTACAGCACCTATTCCTGCTCCTAATGGACCCGCTAAAGCTGAGCCTATCAGTGAACCTAGGAGAGCACCTACTATAGCACCTTGATCAACGCTACCTTCAAATATTTGTTTTAACTCCTCCCAGAAGTGACCAACTACAGCGCCTAGGCCACCACCTATAACTGCACCTATCCCTGCTCCTAGGGGTCCCCCTATGGCAAACCCTATTAGTGCTCCTAGTGCGGCTCCGAGTGTTGCCCCTCTGACGGTGCTATTTTCAAATGCCATCTTTAACTCATCCCAGAAGTGTCCTACTATACCGCCCGCGACACCTCCGAGTATAGCACCTACACCAGCACCTATTGGTCCACCAATCATTCCACCTATTATAGCTCCTAGTGTAGCACCTATTCCAACACCTATACCAGTAGGTGACTTGAAGAACTCTACTAACTTCTCCCAGAATAATCCTGCTATTGCACCAGCAACTGCACCTATCTTAGCGCCAAGAGTTGCTCCAGGTAAGCCTCCAAACGCAGCGCCTATAATACCTCCTATGATAGCACCTATACCAGCGCCAACAAGAGCTCTTTTAAGCTCTCTACTTATAGAGTCAGCAATACCTTGGGTCCATTCAGTTATCGATGCGCCAACGTCAGGGAACATCTCACTGGCATCAAATGGCGGTATAGCTGGCATCTCTATATCTGGTATGTCGAACACATCATCTAAGTCTCCAGCACCAGCATCTAGGTCGGGAAGTGTGAATACCTCATCGAATGCCATTAAAGCTTGCTTAGCTTTCTTACCTGCTTCTTTGGCCTTATCACCCATTTTCTTAAGCCCTTTACTAGATAGCTCAAGTTCTTGATTGAATTCATTAGCGATCTTCGTGTTTTCTTCCATCTTAGGTGCGAATATCTTAGATGGGTCTACGCCAAATGCTCCAGATATTTTACCCATTAAGTTATCTACAGCACTTCCGAACTTTTTACTAGCCAGTGTCATTGCAAGCAATCCGCCAACTGCTATACCAACAAGCGCAGCTAATGGGTTCGATGCTAATATACCTATAAGGAAACCTATTGCTTTACTTAGGTAAATAATACCTTGCGCTACTAGCTTAACTATCAGCAGCGATTTCAAAGCAGCTGTAAAACCAAGTATTAGTTTTATCACAGCGTTTATTATAAACAAACCACCAAGCACTGAAACGAATATTCTAACTGCAGTACTGTTACTTGTTAACATTTGCATTAATACTGCAAGTATTCGCGTAAACATATTAATAAACGGCATAACCGCGTTAAAAATGTTTAGAAATAGTTCAGTGAAAGCATGCCTGACTGGAGCTAGTGCTTTATACATAGCCACTATGTTCTGTATAAGCATCTGTATGTTAGCAGCGAATAACCGTATCTTCTGAACAATTTCTGGTGGGAACAGGTTTTCTAGCATGTAGCCAAAACCGCCCCTCCTTACATATTCCCTCATTGCTTCTAGCTTCTTAGCTATTCTCTCCATATTAGCTCTGAAGTTCTGGTACAGAGGGTCGAATGCGCTCTGGCTTATTATCAGTAAGTTCTCTTTAATCGAGTTAGCTAGGCCCTTTGTAGTTCTCTGCATCGCTGCAGCGGCTCCAGCGTATCTTTTATCCATTCCCCTAAGAATAGCTGGAATAGCTATATCAGCAGTTACTGGGGCTTTCCCTAAGTTAGATATTTGTTCATGTGTCATCCCTAGTTCTTCTCTTAGTATCTGATATGCTGGTATACCTGCATTAGCAAGCCTTATTAACTCCCTAGCAGTAAGTCTACCTTTTGCTTGTATTTGTCCTAATGCTTCAGATATATTTCTATAAGACTCTACCTTACCAGATGCTGCGGTAGCGTCCGCTATACTTCTCATTATCCTTTCCATGTTCTGAAGAGGGAACTCATACGCCAAAAGCATTCTAGCGTTATCAGCTGCCTGCTCATATACGAAAGGAGTATCTGCAGCAAAGTCCTGTAACATATCATTAAACCTCTTTGCTTTATTAGCATCCCCTATTAGACCTGTAAAAGCTACCCTAGATTCTTCAGCAGCTTGAGAGAAGTTGTACAATTCCCTAGTGACACTTTGTATTGCGTGAATAGCCCTATAGAATGCCTGCGAGACCACAATACCTTGCGTAATTCTTTTAACACTCTTATAACCTTTATCAGCTGCATCTCCGAATATCCTAAAACTCTTACTAGCACTTGTAGCACTTTTAGTAACAGCCTTAAAGTCATCGGCCACATGTTTGGAAAACCTAGTAGAAGCGGCAGAAGCAGCCTTTAAACCTTTACTAAATTGTGAAATATCTATTCCTAACTTAGCTGTTAAAACGGAGAAAAATCCCATTAGCTACACCTCCTACCATCCAGGAATTTGATCAATATATCCAAACTGTGGCTCAGCCTTATTGTCATTGGAACCATACAGCATTTGCTTATATTCTATAGCAGCATCTGCTAATGCTCTAAATTTCCTTGGTGTTGTATTCCAGAACTGTTCTTCAGTCATTCCTAGTTCTACAGTCCCGAAGAATAACATAAAAGGCCAATCCCAACCATCATCTTCTGTTGTTTGTTGTACGGATTGGCCCTGATTATTCCCGGGACTTCTTAGTTTGGGCTAGCTACCTTATCCTGTGGCAAATCTCCCATCATTGCTTCATTCATTTTTTCTGCTAAGGCTTCTAAGTCAGATAATTCTATCTGATTACCTACATAGTGCTCAGTTAGATTTTCATCCTCATGTATAAGACCTGCCCACAGGATGTATCTTATTGCGACGATACTTCCTGATTCTAATGCTTCCATGGCTTTGTCCATGGTACCGTATTTTTCCTCTAGTAATGCAAAAGAGTTCAGAGTATATCTTAAGTGACGCTCTTGCCCGTCCCCTATATCAATCTTTACAGGTGCTCTTCTAACTTTCTGTATTCCTGCCACTTACTCCACCCCCATATTAATATTATACAATATTAGGCATCTGAACATCCTCGAACCATGTTTGCATCAATGTTGCATCAGCATCAGGATGCTCAGCATCAATTTCATACTTCCAAGGTTGTACTTCTTTACCACCAATTATGAACTTCTTCTCAAGCTTAACAAATTGGCCTACAATAGTCTCCGATTGGAAGTTGATGCTGTCACCTTTTGTCTCACTATTATCTTCTGGCTCCAAGAACTTTCCTTTGTACAGCCACACATATCTATACTTACCGTTGGATTTAAGTGTCCTATAGCCTATGGCTACCCATGGTGGTACGTCACTAGCTCCGTACACAATAGCACCATTGCTATCTATTGTATGACCTAAGAGGTCCGCCTTCTGTTCTGTAGTAAGCTCATTCTTTTGTATCTCTACTTCTATATTACCTAAAGTTGTAGCTGATTCACCTGGGCCGTCATCATAGAAAATAGTTTCTTGCGATGCATTAGGGTGGATATTCAGACTCATAACACCAGGTGCTGATTTTACCTCTCCATATGTCGGATCAGATATGCCATCATCTGCCATTAATATAGCATAAACAAGATTATCGCAACCTATTCTAGTTGCCATTATATCCCTCCTCCTTAATCTCTTTCAGTAGTTATACCAATATTAAACCCGTAGGTAGTTCTACCGGCGCTATCAACTTTAATCTTAAATGGTGTTTGTCTTGGGTATATTTGACACCACCTACCATTACTTAACACCTTATATCTATCTACGGGACTTAACTCATCAAATATCTGCTTGCACTTTGCTTTAGCTACGCTAGCTTTCTTATCTCTAAAGGTCAATTGTAAAGACCTATGAGTAAACGTATCATGTAGAGGTGTAGGAGCTCCTGTGTACTCATGTATTACGAATACGCTATCAGGTTCCTCTGGCGTGAAGTCCCTAAATGAATCGATTCCATCACCTTCCACAATACCTTTAGAAGCAAGATGGTTTATTAAGTCAAGAAGTAAATCATTCATTGTTCTCACTCTCCAGTGTAGGACCTACATGCTTTATTACAGTTCTAGGGAACTTTTCTGATGCATAGTCTCTAATAGGGTCTTCAAGGAATTTCGCCTTACCCACAGGGTGGATAGCTTCAAGATCTTCATGAACTGCTACTGCGTAGTCCATAACAGGCGTTCCTGTTTTTGGGTTTATTGCAGAACCTCCGTATCCAAGAATAGCTTCGTAGCCATAGTCTTTTGCCTTCTGTATATCATAGAAGGCACTATTAGCAAGCGTCTCAGTATCTCTAGGTACTTGTCTGAGGCTCTCCTCCATTATGTCTTCGCAAGCTTCCTTAGTAGCGGCGTAAGTAGACCTTGCTACTTTACTTATAGTTGCTTCACACTTCTTATGAAACCTACTGAAATTTACATCCATAGTAACTCGCATTACAGATACACCACCACCATATCTATTTTACCTGTGTTCCCATCATAATACGGTCCTAGTGCTTTAATATTGTACTCACTACCATTGAACACTACCGCATCAGTAACCTTAATAGCGGTGTCGCCTTCAATGTATAACTGTAGATTTGATACAATATCATTACCATTAACATCTCTAACTAGCGTAACCTTACCTTGTGGATAACATTTAGTCACTATTGGCTCACCAAACAAAGGGTCACCAGCGCCATCTCTATGCAAGAAGGGTTTAATTGTGACAGGTACTGATAGCCACTTCTTTAATGATTTAAACATTGTTATGCATTCCCTTCCTAAATACCTTTTTATATCTATATTTAGGAACTGATATACCAGAAGTACTACATAACTGCTTATAATATGCAGCCTTATCAGCATAGTACTGTTGCCTGGAAGTAGGATCCTCTGATTGTGGGCCTAGCGACCTCTTTATATCCCTTGCAAACTTATCCGATATCCTTTGATATAGATTATATAACCTAAGGTTATGCTCACCGAAAGTATCTAGGATATAATTTATTTCAGCATCCAATAGTAGCTTATCATTTTCATCTGTATCACCTATGATAAACCTATATTTATCTAATTCACTATTAGCAGGGTCGCCTGAATAACTCCAAGGCATTCTATCACCTACTTCTTGATTACTACTTTGGCTTTTGTTACAGGCTTTGGCTCCTCAGGCTTTGGCTCCTCACGTTTTGGTTCCTCAGGTTTTGGCTCCTCACGTTTTGGTTCCTCAGGTTTTGGTTCATCAAGTTTTGGTTCCTCAGATAACCTATCATCCATAGGTTTAGTCTTGGTAAACCCTGGGAGAATGTCTACCCCAGACCTTGCTTTTATATAAGCAGCTACAGATTGTAGGTTATCCTCAGAAACTACAATCACTTTGCCCTCATTAACTTTAGACTTGAAACGCTTTATAGCTGTAGGGTCTTCAATTATAGACCCTACACTATAAAACTTGCCTAACGACTTGAAGGGCTTTTTAACTACAAAGCACTTCATTACGCGATGTCCTTAAAAAATACTCCCAGGTCTTGTGCTATAACTTTAGGGTCGAATGCAATTTCTCCCTCTATTCTTTCAGTTCCTAATCCTAAGATATCCATTGGTAATCTTACGATTCTACTACCATAAGCACTTGCTCCCATTAACCCAGTCCAAGTAAAGATGTATCCAGCTGATGGTTGCTTAATAGCAGGTCTTGGGTTAACATAGCATAATAAAGCGTGATCGCCCATTATGAAGTTGATATCATCTTCTTCACCTTGAGCTGCTGTGTTAACTACTGCCCATGCAACATACACATTATCTACTTCGAATAATGTAGCTAATAAGTCAGTAGTTACAATACCTTTTTGAGTGTACCTAATTCTGTCTAAAATGTCTTCATGGTTCTTCAGAGCATAAAATACTCTTGGGGAAAGAACTAATGTATTAGGTCTGAAGCCTGTCTTAGAAGCCATTTCTATGGATTGGTTAGTGATAACCCTGATTGGATCGGACATTGGGTTACTAAACTTAAGCTCTTGGTTAGTTGATGGGTTATCATCTACTCCTGTAATCTCAGTAGACCATACACCAGGTCTGAAGAACTTTCTAGCCCATTCTATCTCTCTTCTGATTAACATTTTCTGAGTAACGAAGTCTGTGGCGTCTTTATCAGCATCTAACGGCTCATCATAGTTTGCCCTGTCTTGTTCTGTTACATCTTTGTGGAACGCATGAACCCTACAATAGTATGGGTCTGACGCTTCAACACCGTAGTCGCCCCCAACGGACTCAGAAGCGCCTGCTCTCACTCTTGCTTCATCTCTGAAGAAATCTCCTTTGTTGTAAACAAAATACACGTCTGATTGTTTCTTTACAGGTATTCTTGGGAACACCTTATCAGCTATAAATGCACTCTCATCTTGCATATACGCAACGGATATATTAGTTAAAGCTCTATCTATATGTGCTTGATTCTTAGTAGGCATCTACACCTCATCTCCTTTCAATTATCTAATCAATATTGATACTAACGCACCTTCACCAGAGGCGTTAGTCATTGCAATACCAGCAACATGTCCTTGATCTATTGGAATAGCCTTTCCATTTGCATCTGATTGCACTTCTGAACCAGCTGTTATTGCAGCAGCTGCTTCTACCATTACAATACCGTTAGCTATCTCCAACACTTCACCCTCAGCAGCGTCTACCATTGATACCCCAATAACTGCTTCACCGGCACCTGCTTGAACCCCTTGTTCATCAGCATTTATTTTAACAAATCTTCTGCGTTCAACAGCAGCACCGGCTTCAGCACTAAATCTCATATTAGGAATTTCATATGCAGCCATTACTTAGCACCTCCACTCAAATATTCTTTGTATAACTCAGGGTTTTCATTGATAACTACTCCAATAGCTTTTTCCTTAGTTATACCATCTCTCTTGGCAATTTCGTCAGCTTTCTTTTCTATCTTTGACCATGCGTCTGTAGAATCAGTTCCACCCTTGCCTTTACCAACCTCCTCAAATATGTCGCTTTCTTCTAATACTTTAGCAGCTGATTTAAGTATCTCGTATACATCATCTGAAATACCTTTAACCACTTGTACTAGCTTTTCTTCTTCAACTGGAAGCGCTTTAAGAGCTTTAGCTTTCTTAATAGCTTCCTCTTCTTCTTTTTGCTCAGTTAGTTGCTTAGCAATCTGCTCAGCAGCTTCCTTTTGAGCTTGTAAAGATTTGAATACCTTTTGAACTGCTGGGTCTAAACTCTTAAGAACTTCTTCAAAGTTTTCCTCTTGTGCAGGTTCTTTAGACTTCTTCACCTCTTCCTTAATTTTCTCAAGCTCTGCTTTTGATTTCTCTAATGCTTCCTTAGTATCAGAAAGCTCTGCAGCAACTTCTGCCGGTACTTCTGCTTTAGCCTTAGCTACTTCAGCTTGAATTATTTCAGCATGCTCAGGTTTAAGCTTTGAAATAATTTCATTAAAATCCATACCTGTTTCCATCCCCTTTCTTTTATATAGTTTTATGAAGGCTGCTGAATTAGCCCCCTCATCAACCAAATCGACTCTATCAACCACTAGGTCTATAAGAAGGTTAGGCACCATTAACACCTCCTTGATTATATTATACGCTGTCCAGCGGCGTGTTATTACACTTTGATTTAAACTTTTAATCTCTTTGCCTTACCTTGGATTGAAAACATTTTATACTCGCCATCCACAACCTTTTTGAACACATCATCATCGTGTATCTTAACCGTTATGAACCATCCTTCTGGGATAGTTCCCTCAGGTATTCCCATGGCTTCCATTTTCTGCTTAGTAAACACAATAGACTCTACTACAGTACCTTTTGACTTTCCTTTATGCATTTCACCACTCTCACGGTACTCTAGCATAAAATCAATAGCTGCCTTCTCTAATACTTCAGCAGTTACTACATCGCCATCCCAATCTAACGGTAATGAGCCATCGGCATTCTTTGCTACATTAGCCCAACCACTCACAAGCTTTTCAAACTTATTGGATTTACAAACCTCTGCACTTATATTTATGGGCTGTTCAATATACAACGATTCATCATATCTTACATAGGTACCGTCATCCAGATACACTGACTCACTATTTGTTATGCTTGTATTCTCATATCCATACCCATCATCATTAATATAGATGGTATTCCTATTAACATTTTCTATAGTCTTACTAGCCATTTCAATTCCCCCCTTACATATAATCTAACTCATTTTGCTCAAAGATATTATCTACAGTGTCATCGTCATTAAAACTTTCATCTATAGGTTCTTTCTTGCCTTGGTCTCTGTAGACCTCATTGAATACTTCCTCTGACATCTGTGGCAGACTTGATATCTTCCTCAAGTGGTTCATCAGTTCCATGTCGCCTGATATATCTAATCCCATTGAACGAAGTAACAATGCAATCTCTTTCAGACTTGGGGATTCAATGTTTCCAGGCACTATCTTTGGATAATCAGTTATACCTTCGAAATTATTATAGTGCATCAATTTAGGCACTGCGTATTTATTGAATATATCTGCTATATTCTGTATTTGAGCATTAAGTGCAGTAGCTAATAATGATTGTTTAGTTTCAGCCATCGCGAAGGAACCTGTCTTCTCACCGCCCAGTAGCACCAAATCTGATAGCATAGTAATCGCAATTCTATAATCATATCTATTAATAATCGCATTCGTATCAAATTGTCTAGCTGAGCCTGAGGATAATAACTTGAATTCCCAACCATGTGGAAGCAATACACCTTCTTCACTATCTCGTCTAACATTTCGTATTAACTCTTCTGCATTCTGTCTAAGCTTCACAAGCCTTGTATCTTCATCATTCCAAAGGTCTAAACCTTCTGGTGCATATAATACTGGGAAACCTGCGAGGTCCCTTTCAATACCTATACCCTCTATCTCTTCAATATGTTTCTTGAAGTACCAAGGCCTATATGCATTTCTTAACAGTGATTTACCCTCTGGGTTATCTCTTAATACCCTAGTTCTAAACAAAAGCCCTTTTGACAGTGGTATAACTACAATCTTACCAGTATTAGGGTCATGTTGGACAAACGCCTTAATATCTCCCTCATCGTCGAACATCCACTCGTGCAACGTGGTTTGCGACCTGATAGGCATTCTTCTCCATCCTATTTTGCCATCTGAGTATTTGCTCCTGAACTTACTATTTCTCTCATGAGGTCCTCGTCTAATCTTATAGACAATTTCATGAAA